ATGTTTTTGACTTTTGATATTTAATTCTACTAGTAAAACGGTCTAAGCTATTCTCTATAATAGTCTAAAAGCTAGTATAAACTCAAAGTTCTTCATACACATGCATGATCATATGTAAAAATTTTAATAATTATTAATAAATTCACATATTTACTGTCTTTGTGTATGTAGGACTAAGGCAATCTTTGATCAAATACGTTTTGATCATAACGTCTCGTTATAAAGTGTGAGTGTCCACTTATGCAACCGATGCTCCGGGTGCATGATTTGTTAAGAATTGTGAACGAGCTGATAACCCACGCTCAGTCATTCTATTTTGTGATTGTTGTTGATTGGTAATACGTTGTTCCATGTGCGACGACTGTAAAAGTCCAAGGTCATTTTGATAACCACGTTCTTGTAGTAATTGTTCTTGACCGAAATTACCTTGTTGCATCATTTTTTGGAAATCAAAATTATTTCCTTGCATTGTTTGTTGGAAATTAAACATATTACCTTGTAAATCCATTTCATGTGCAAATTGATTTCCTTGCATTTTTTGTTGAAATTGACGATCTGCATATTGATTCATTGCATTTCCTATTCCAGACATTACTCCTCCACCCATTGACATTGCTAATCCTCCTAATAAGGATGCATTTGAAACACTTTCATCTTCTGTATTTTCTGCGAATAGTGGTGCTATACCATCAAAACCAATAGCATTAGTTTCAAACTCAGCATTTTTCAAAAATACTGGTGATGATCTTTCATACCATAACGAAGTATCGGTTTCTGCAAAATCATTGGTCCTGTCAGTTGTGATTATTGATTGAATTGTGAGATTGGACGTTAATACTGGTAATACACGATATGCACTTAATGCTCTAGTGTTTATAACAAACTGATTTAGTTCTTGAAGATATCGCACAGTTGCAACTGTCCTCACTGAGATTGAATCCACAAGTCTAAATTGAATGCATTTTGTTCTAGTCAATTCTAATCCTCGCCTTGTAAACCATCTAGCAATAGTTGCATTATCAGATGCTGTTGGTCCTGGATATCCAGTAATTATCATAGCAGAAGCTGGTACATCTGTAAAGCGAATTGCTTGATATCCTAATGGTAAAGAATCAATTGGAGCTGTAAAGCCCAATTGTTCATCAATATTAAGATAAGGATAAGGTGGTAAAGATGAACCAGCTGTTACATCATTTATTGTATTTAATCCACATAATCCATACATTTGACTCGACGATCTTGGGTTTGCAATTGATGCATTAGACACAAATGAAATTAAGTAGAAAATAGCAGCTCCTTGATCAGTAATTATTTTAATGTATTGTCCCATCAATAGGTACTCAGGTCTACCTCCATAACTACCAGATCTAAGCACATATGACTGGTTATTATAAATCCCAGCAAATAATTTAACTGGAGCTTGTTGTCTATTTAGATATGATGGTGCCCAACCGCTTAAGACTTTACCTTGATTCCAATTACTTTCTGTAAAGAAAGCTGAACTTCTCATTCTTCCAAATGGACTAGCTAATAATAACGTGGCAAATGATGCTGCATCCATATTACTCTGAACCAAAATAGAAACTACGCTTTTTCCTTCGTCTGCCCATCCTAAACTTTGCAATTGTTGATAAAACATTGGCCATTCAGTAATATAATTTGCCCATCTATCGCCTGCATCTTGTGCTGGTCCATACAATCTTGATGTATTTGTTGAAAATTCCTCATTTGTTCCAAGTCCAACACGTCGACATGAAGAAATATTATAAGCACTTCTATTGTATTCTGGATAGTATGTTCCATCCCAAAACTTTTGAAGAGAGGCTAATGTCCCATCCGTGTAAATATGTATCTTAGAATTTGTAGCATTAATGAATAAATCATTAAAAGCTATAGGTGACAATGAATTATCAGCTTGCGATGGTATTTCACGCATTGGTATTGCTTCGCTGAAAACAAATGGATTTGGATCCATAGCATTACATAATTTTGATGCTACCCTAATACGAGTTTTAACACCTTCACGTAATGGATTTTGTAAAGACATCATTAAATAGACAACCAAATGTGGTCTGTTACCATCTACAACTTCATCCGTCCTGCGATAAAAGAGATCTTGTCTTCCATCATGTAATGTATGAATAACATTCCAGGGCATTGTTACACCTTTAGCCATGTATGCATATTTTTGAGTTTCTGATATTAAAACAGTACTTCCTTCAACTGCTTGCGGCATCCAAGCAATACCTATAGCTCCCGAGAATAGAGGATTACCAATAACTGTAAAACGATATTGAATAGCTCCAGCATACCTACCATGTAATCTGGCATATGCTCTAATATATGAGTTTACCCATATAGTACCGACACCATATGGAACCTGCATTATAACACTACCACTCACAAGATCATCTGTTATTTCAAATTCAATATCTGCATCCAAAAACTGTTGGTATATCAAATTTTTAATATCAAATGTAATTGCACCAACGGATAACATATTGGGAGCACCAACTGGTTGTAAAACATGATGCTCAGCAAATTGTAAATTAGCCATAATGTCTTCTCCAGAGCTCGTCATTGCTGGTACTACTCCTGATGGTTGCGGATTTGTGGATGAAGGTAAAGTTCCGATAGATATACCTGTTGCAGCTTGATTTATAGATGCTGGTTCAATTGGTTGATCTGCATTTGACTTTGACTCATCTTCAATTCTCAACGCTAACAATTGTTTACACTTATTATATTTTGCTTCAGTTCTCTCCACATCTTCTGGTGTAATTTCTAATCCCATACTTTTATAACACTCATAATGAATCTCTTTCTCATTATCCAAATCATTCATAGTTTTAAGGCCGTGTGGTGTAATAAAATGATGATCTTCCAAATCAGAGGATGTTACATGGTCTCTAGACGCATTCTCAAACTTCGTTTCCAAAGTTTCCGTTTCATGTTTCATATACCTTTGTATATAATCGTGCATTATTTCTTCAACTTTTGTTACACAACGTTGTTGCATAAGTAAAGTGCGTGCTTCTGGTGTTACTGTGATTATAGATGTATATTTAGCTTTTATCCATCGGTAAAATTGTATTTTCGAGTCAAAAGGCCCTCCTCTTCTTCTGAGATAAGCACATGTCAAATTATGATGTTCAGTACATCCATTTCCTAATTCAATATCTGAATTAGATGTTGATTCATCACCAGGTCTTTCCAATTCATATGTAATTTTGGATCCTGATCTTATATTCAATCTTTCGAATAATTCCAACAATTCATTATCAACATTTTTAACTACCTTACCATCAATGATAAGTCTACCAATTGATTGTGGTGTTAACATGTTTTTCATAATTTCACACGATTGTTTCTTTGCTAATTGTTTCGTCTTATCAAACCCAGATGCACTAAAAGTTCCATCCGGTGTATGCACAGTTGTTAAACACGACCATTCTAATGCATGTTCCACACCAGTTGCTTCATAATGAAACGTTGGTGGTTGCATACTGCGTTTTTGGATATATTCATTTAACCACATATCTGCCATTTCTAAAAATCTTGATCTTAACTTTGTTGAATTAGCGACAATGTTTTGATAAAGTTGACTCTCGAGGTTCTCCTGTGCCTTATAAATAGGAGATGATCTATATCCACGTATATAAGCAACAAATGTTTCGCGTGCAATTTTATACGGGATATAATCAAATTGAATATTGTACTTATTTGCAATATCGATCGATGCATTCTTACATTTTTGATAAAATTCTTCATCATGTAATGATGCTTCAAGTAAAGCAACAAAAATATTAGCTTCAATTTGTTGACGTTCTAAGCTATTAAACCAAAACAATGTGGCAACAATAGAATCTTGCGTTAATTTTGGAAAATAGATATTTTCTTCAATCTTAACATATGTTCTTGAGCAAAAAGATATTAATCCCTCCACTTTGGCTGGTGTTTGTGTTAACCCATATGTAGCTGCATCCTTTGTTAAATCAGCGTCCGTGATATCTATTAAATTCGAAAATTTACGTATAGCATCGTCGCCTAATATTCTTATAACACAATTTCTCATTATTTCACCATAAGTTGGTAACATTTTATAAGTTTCTTGCCATTTACGACAGAA